CCACAGACTCAACAACCCTGCTTACTATCCCAAGGTTCACGCCATTCGTTACAGATTCTCTTAATGGTACTTCATATAGATTCTTGAGTACCACAGACCAAACGGTTGCGAATACTGGTAGAGTGTTTGCGTTTACCAATCTTGAATTGAAAGAGGGACAGGAAGCCAGTTATGTTTTCGTTGTCGATAATCAAACCAACGCAACTCAAACATTTACGTTGCCAGATTATAATATAGACACATCTACTTTGCAGATTGCTGTACAGAAATCGGCGACTAATTCTGACAGATCAATTTTTAAACTAGCACAAGACGCAACAGAAGTAACTTCTGATTCAAAGGTGTTTTATATTGAAGAAAACGTCGATGGTCTTTATCAGATATATTTCGGTGATGGCATTGTAGGAAAAAGATTGGATGAGGGTAATCTCGTAATTGCAACTTACATTATATCGAATGGAACTCAAGCCAATGGTCTTGGTAAATTTAAGTTACAATATACCTTACTCAATGGATCTACTTCAACTACAACAGCGATTGGAAAATCTTCTGGGGCTTCTTTGCCTGAGCTATTAGACGACATTAAATTCTCAGCACCAAAAGCGTTTATTGCACAGAATCGAGCTGTAACAAAAAACGATTACATAGCACTCATCAATAAGAAGTATCCATACTTCGATGCAGTAACAGTATGGGGTGGTGAAGAAGAAGATCCGCCAGTATATGGAAAGGTTTTTATTTCTGCCAAACCCAAACTGGCATTCGATTTGACGGAAGAAGAAAAGAACTATGTGGTTGAAACTGTAATCAAACCAGTTAGTGTTCTGACGGTTACTCCTGAATTTATTGATCCCGACTATAACTATATAAATTTCGCCGCGACTGTCAAATACAATCCAGACGAAACTAATAAAACACCTCAACAAATAAAAAGTACTGTTAGACGAGCAATTGCGAATTACGCCGAGGCAAACTTCAATTCATTCAATACATATTTTCAGAAATCTAAATTGCTAAGAGCAATTGACGATTGCGATCCTTCAATACAATCCAGTGACGTTGATGTTGTTTTGCAGAAAAAATTCCAACCTTCTCTTGGCATATTCGAAAACTATACATTCAACTTCGGAACTTCTTTGATTAAAGGTTCTGGAGCTGGAGCTGGTAAGTTATACTCCTCTCCATATTTTGAGTTGGAAGATAGTTTTGGCATCACCAGACAGTGTTTCATAGAAGAAAGCCCAAAATCGTTTACGGGAATTGATGAGATTCTAGTTACTAGAACTGGAAGCGGATATACTCGTACTCCTACAATCACAATTCAAGGTGATGGTACAGGAGCCAATGCATATCCCGTAATTGTTAATGGTAGAATTCAATCGGTGATTATAACTGATAAAGGAATCGACTATACGACCGCGACGGCTACATTAAGCGGAGGTGGTACGAGAAAGGTTGGTCTATTGCGTCCAATAATCCAAGGGAATTATGGAACTCTTCGTATATTCTACTACAACTCATCAGGAAATAAAATCATATTGGTTGAGAATGCCGGAACAATAGAGTATTCGACTGGTATTGTTAAATTGAACAGTTTCGCTCCATCTGCAATAGGAGCTGGGTTGGAAGAAATTAGTATTTTCGTGAAACCTTCTACATCAAACTTCTCGTCGAATAAAAATAGATTAATTACATACGATTCAGCCTTGCTTACTACACTATCAATCGATCTAATAACAGTTGGTAATTGATAATGGCATTTGCTGATAACTCAATACTTCCTCTAATAGAATCTCAGATTCCGGACTTCATCGTACGCGATCATCCGAAATTTGTTGCTTTCATTAGAGCATATTATGAGTGGTTGGAAAATTCAAGAAAAGGTTCTGTTCTTTATGATACCAAGAACCTTCTTGCATATAAAGACATAAACAGAACAACTGACGAATTTCTAGAATATTTTCGAAAAGACTTCCTACCAAACTTTCCTTCTGAAATTGCATTAGATGAAAGAAAACTCATCAAGACTGCAAGAGAATTCTATTCCAAGAAAGGAAGCACAGAATCAATTAAGTTTCTTTTCAGAGTTCTTTATGATAAAGAAATCGAGATTTTCTATCCAAAAGAACAAGTCCTTAGAGCATCAGACGGCAGATGGAATTTACCCAGATCAATAAAAGTAGTTTTATCTGCAGAAAACGATACTCTCGATTTAAATTTATTGGAAAAAAACGTTGGTATTGGATCAGTATCGAAAGCCAGATGTAGAATTGAAGCAGTTAAAAAATTCGTTGATAGTGAGTTGGATAGAGAAATTGTTGAGATCTATATCTCCAATTTAACCAAACAATTCTCTGCAGGCGAAAATATAAGAATAACATATTACGATGAACTGGGGATCAAAAAAGTTTTTTCCGAAAAGATCATTGGTGTTATTTCATCAATAAAAGTTGATCCTAAGAATAGAGGATTGAAGTATAGAGGAACGGAAAGAGACGAGAGCGGAATAATAACATATCCAGGAGATCCTGTTGCTATAACTGGAGGATTAAATGTAGGAGGAATTGAAGCTCTTGCACATGTTGGAGATATATCTAAAGGAGGCATTTCTCAGGTATCCGTGATTAAAGGAGGATACGGATTTAGAGATTATCCTAATACTGTGACTTCTATTATAAACGCCGAGGGAGATACTGGAACTGGCGCAAACGTAATAGTTCAAACACTAGACGTCGCAAATCAAATTTTCGTATTTGTAAACACTGATTCTATAATAAATTTAGCCAATGTTCTATTGAGTTCCACTTATGCATTCGCCAATTCATTAACTGCAAATGCTAATAGTACATTGGCGAATGCATTTTCATATGCAAACCTTTCATTCGCTCCATTGAAAACTATGAATGTGGTCAACGGTGGATCTGGATATATTGCTGAACCGACTATTGAGCTTGATGTTTTATACACCACAAACAACAATAATTCACAAAGCATTAGGTCTCTTGGTTACATTTTAGCAGTAGATATTATTTCCGGAGGAATTAATTACGATCCTACGAAGGATAAAATAATTTTCAATTCTACTGTCGGCTATGGCGCTAATGCATCATTCACAGTAGATTCTAATGGCAAAATAAATGCAGTTAGTGTCGTTTCCAAAGGAGCAGGATATTTCGATATTCCTATTGTCGGAATAGCAAACTCATCGAATACATTGTTATCTGCCAATGGAACTGGTGCTATTCTGGTTGCATATGGATTCGGAGATGGAGAAGAACTTGACGTTGGAGTAGATGATATTGGAAGAATTCAGAATATAAGATTGGAAACGAGAGGATTCGATTACATATCAACACCAAATGTTTCCTTGAGAATACAAGACATAAAGATCGATCCAGTTTCAAACACATCTTTCTTCGTAGAATCTGGTTTAATTTACCAAGGAGCCAATCCTAATGTGGCTACCTATATTGCATATGTAGATCAATATGACACAGCTAATTCCATTCTTAGAGTTTATGACTACAGAGGAACAATAGACGTTTCGGCTAACTTAACTTCGGAGTCGTTTCAGTTTAAGGTTGCAAATCCCGCCAGTCCATACATTAAGAAATATGGTAATGGAAAAGCCAAAGCAATTGCTGAGTTCTTGGGAGGATTGACGAAATATCCTGGGTATTGGTCAAGAACCGATAGTTTCTTGAGTTGGGACCAAAGACTTCAAGACTCTAAGAAATATCATAATTTCTCATATGAAATTGAGATTGATAAAGCATTGAGCGTTTATAAGAATGCTCTTCTTGGAATTCTGCATCCTGCCGGAACAGTTCCTTTGGGTCTTTTCACGACACATGATGAAAGGAGACCTTCAGAAATAGATATGGTTTCGGTGTATACATCAAACAACTCTTTGCCTGGAAATGTTTCCTCAAATGGCACAGTCACTTTAACTGGACTTGGCACACAATTCAAGACTTACGCCAAAGCAAACGACATTATCATCATAAATCCAACTGGCTCGAGGCAATTTGCTAAAGTTATTTCCAACGTTGTTAGCAACACTATACTTACTCTGGAAAGTAATTTCGTTTATATTGCAAATAACAAACTAAAACTTTCCAACGGTTCTAATGTCATCACCGTTTCGAGCACCTCAACAGATTTGCTGGCTAATGATGTTATCACATATATGAACAACGGAAGTTCCAATACTGCAAGGATTTTAATTGTATCCGGAAACTCTTTGACGGTAAATATTGCAACTACCAACTTTAAGGTGAATTCGAACAACGTCGTGTATAGCATAAACCCGTCTATAAATAACCAAAGCTACACAATCATCTCGGTATAAAAAATGAACACTCTTCTGACAAACTATCAAAAATATGTACTCTTCGACAATTTCATCGACATGGTGGCAAATGAAACTGCCAACTTGTATATTGGAATAGGAAGAGTGCCGAACTGGGCGCAGAATGGATCTCAAGTTCTCTATCCTGACCAGTCTACCGATTATATCAATGACGTATATAAGAACCTTGTCGCAATGAAAAAGATAACTGCACAAAACATGACTGCAGTTGTAAGAAGAAGAGATTGGGAAGCCAACGTCGTTTATGATATGTACGATAACAATTTGGACATGTTTTCTACGATATCATTAACTCAATCGAGTGGAACAGTAAACATAAGCGGAAGAAATGTTTACGGAACCAATACCAATTTCAATTCGTTATTTTCCAATGGCAGTATCATTAGAGTCAACGGCGATTTAAGTGATGGATCTAGAGAAGAAAGGCAAGTGGTTTCAATAGCCAATTCCAGTTATTTAACAGTTGATGTTGCATTCGATAAAACGTTCACTAGCAATGTTGCATATTTGGTTGAAGACGATTATCCTAAATCTGCTTTAGATTTTTATGTACGAAATACCAGAGATCAAGTTTTTAAATGCCTCTATAATAAAATGGGGTCACTGTCCACTGAGATGCCTGAGCTCGCAATCGGCGGAGATTTGCCAGAAAGTATATTCATAGAAACGGCTGATGGATATAAGTGGAAATATTTGTATACGATTGATACTGCATCTAAAAGACAATTCTTTACTGTAGAGTGGATGCCCATTTTGCGCAACGCTGATGTTGCCAACTATGCAACTGCAGGGTCTATTGATGTTCTGAAAATAGTTTCTTCGGGAAGCGGATATAATAACAGCCAGGCTGCAGCAAACGCAAATATACTCACAATAACTGGCGATGGAACTGGGGCGAGATATTCAGCCAAAGTCAATGCTAGTGGTGCCATATATGACATCAATACTCTCGATGTCGGAAGCGGATACACTTATGCAGCAGTTTCAATTGGAGGAATTGGAGGAAGTGGTGCTAATTTGATTCCAGTAATCAGCCCACAAAACGGTCATGGGTTCGACCCGATATATGAGTTGGGAGCCGGAAATATACTTATATCCGTGGATTTAGAAGACGACGAGAATGGAACTATTCCAGTTGAGGCTGTGGTTGGCGGAGACCTTTTCGATTATCATCAGATCTCTATCATCAAAGACCCACTGTTGACCACTGGAAAAAGAGCATCACAAATAAACTATGATGCGACCACAAAGATTCAGGTTCAACCGTTGTCGGGTGGTGCATACTTTTCAATGGATGAAATGGTTTACCAAGGTTCGGTATCTAATCCAACATTTAAGGCTACCGTTGCTAGATGGGATCCGACTCTTAGAAATATACACGTCGTGAATCCAGTTGGAACTATCGCAGTGAACCAGTTCATAATTGGACAGAATTCTGCATCGCAAACAACAGTAAACGACTATGTTCCTCCAACAATTAGACAGTATACTGGTAAAATCCTCTATATAAATAACACTACAGGTATTGTTCGTTCTTCAAATCAAACAGAGCAAATCAGGCTCTCAATTTCTCTCAAATAGGGTTAAAAAACGATGGATTTTAATGTAGAACCATATTACGATGACTTTGAGGGCGATGCTGGAGCCAGAGAACAGAATTACATGCGCGTTCTGTTCCGACCAGGATATGCAGTCCAGGCTCGCGAACTGACTCAAATTCAATCAATTCTACAAAACCAAATAAGGTCATTTGGAGATCACATCTTCAAGGACGGCTCCCCAGTTCAAGGTGGGCATCTCACGTTCGACAATACTGTTTCTTCTTTACTTTTAAATGCAAGCGACGATTACACTCTTTCCGATTTCAACGGACAGATTATAACCAATTCAACAGGATCAGTAGAGAAAAAGGCTGTTGTAATTGCTATAGACGACAGCGTAGAAACAACAACTGTAGGTGGCGCCCTTCTTGTTCGCTATCTTACAGCAGGAACTTTTGCAGAAAGTCAACAATTTGAGGTTCAGGGTGCTCCATCAATAACTGCAACAACCATCTCGGCTGGCGCGACTGATGTCGGTTCAGTGGTCAGTATGAACGAAGGCATTTTCTATGTCGATGGTTTCTTCGTGTTTGTCCCCGAACAAACGCTTGTTCTTGATTCTAAATCAACGACACCAACCTATAGAATTGGTTTGCAGATAGAAGATGACATCATCGACGAGTCTAGTGACACGAATCTTTTAGATCCAGCTCAGGAGTCTTTCAACTATCAGGCTCCTGGAGCAACGCGATATCAGTTTAAATTAAATCTGACCAAAAGAACATTAGATTCGACCGATTCCACTACGTTCTTCGAACTCCTTAGAGTTGAGAATGGAATTATTACCAAGCAGGTAGATTATCCGCTTTACTCAGAACTGAATAAAACCTTGGCTAGAAGAACTGACGATCAGTCGGGCAGTTTCACCGTTAGACCGTTCAGAATTACAACAACCGAAGACGAATCGAATTCTCAGAACTATATCATAAACATAGAGCCAGGAAAAGCCTATGTGAAGGGATATGAGTTTGAGACTATTGCAACAACCAAGTTTCAAGCTCCAAAAGCTAGGTCGACGTCAACGTCAATAGACTATGATCTTTCCATGGAATATGGCAATTTCTTAGTTTGTAATAACTTGAAAGATGGCAGTAATGGATTTTTTAGTGCATATAATTTCGGATCTTTAGATTTACATGTCGTCCCTAGTGCCAATGTTGAAACGGATGCATTGTTAAAATACAACAGAACGAAAATAGGAACAGCGAGATTAAGAAACGTTGAATATGCTGGAACCAGTGGCGCTGGATCTCCAACATATTACATTTATCTCGTTGATGCGAACTCTCGCCCTTTCCTGATGAATGCTACTGGCGGAACAACCAGCACAATAAACTTCCCAGCAACAATGAGTTCCTATGTGAACGCATATGGAAATGTTAATATTAGCATTATTGCCGGAAAAGGTGCGCCATATAGCGGCACCATAACCAGCTACAACGCATCAACCAAAATTGCAACCGTCGCGCCGCAAATAACTTATGGTGCGCCAGACACTACTTCTAGAGTTTCTTTGAATTATGGCATAAAAGATGCCAAGTCTCTGGTTATGACTCCAGATCTTTCTGCTGCTTTAACGCAAGTATTTGCGACGCAAAATGCAAACACAGCCTATTATGCGACAGCAGAAATTGTAGGGAAAAATGAAAACGGAACTGCGCTATTCGAGACTGGTAAAAACAGTTTGATTTATAAACTCCCAGAATCATATTTGGTTCGGGGAGAAGTTATGAAGGGAATTACGGTTAGGCATAGAAAATACATCTCAGATCAACTCTTCTCGGCTACTGGAAAACTAACTCTGACGTCTGGAATTTCATACGTTCTGCCTATGGCTAGCTATGAAAAATTCGTTTTCGGTGGAACTGCGATCGTTTCGGCTATTACATCTAACCAAAATGTTCTGTTGATGGTTAAAGACAAATTATCTTCTAATGCGAAAACCGGAGAAGTAATAATATTCGACGGTGTAGCCAATAGTATAACTACAACCAGCGACAATGAAATTACTATTAACACCTATGTTAATGGTGCATTTAAGGCTGATCTTTTTGTTACTGTTGAAATTGAGGGAGCCAATGGCTCCATAAAACGAGCCAAGACTCTTAGAGGAAATGCAGCAATAACTGCTCTAAGAACTACAGATTCTTCATTAAATGGAACTGCAGTTACTGGTGCCACCACAGTAAGATTGGATACATCAAATGGTCACATTTGGTTTGGTAGTGGGGGCGCTCTCACTAATCTAAAAGTTCCTGGCAGAAAACAATCTCTTTATGTTCCTGATGTCGTAAAAATTCTTGGCATATATGACTCAGGATCCACGACTTATTCGCCAAACGTAAGTAACGCGATTAACGTAACTGACAGATACATTTTCGATAGCGGTCAGAGAGACAACTATTACGATCACGCTTCATTGTCGTTGAGGCAGGGGTCGCAACCACCTGATGGACAAATAGTCGTTTTAACACAATATTATCAACATACTGGAACTGGATTCTTCAACGTAGATTCCTATCAGCAAGCTCCATACGATAATAATTTGATTCCATATTATGCGTCAGAGAAGAGCGGAATATATGCTCTTAGAGATTGTATCGACTATAGACCAACGAGAACTCCAGGAGCTGCAACCTTCAGTTTAACTGGAACTTATCTGCCATATCCATATTTTAATATGGAAATTGGAGAATATCAATTCTACTTGCCTAGAATCGATAAGTTGGCTTTGACAACGGAAGGTGAATTTAAATTATTGCAGGGGGAGGCTTCCGCGTTCCCGAAAGTTCCTCCGGACCTGCAAAATGCTATGACTCTGTATAAGCTAACGATTCCGCCATACACAGTTCAAGCCAGAGAAATCCCAATCGAGTATGTCGATAATAGAAGATATACTATGAAGGATATCGGCGCTCTCAAGACGAGGATTGAGAATCTAGAATATTACACTTCTCTATCTCTTCTTGAGACTATGTCTTCGAGACAAGCCATTTATGGTCTGGATGGGCTTGAGAAATCTAAGTTAGGATTTGTTGCTGATCAATTCGACGGATATAATATTGCAGATAGTAAGTCAATAGATCTTGTCTGCAATATGAACAAGAACGAACTTGGTCCCTACAAAATAGTTACCCCAGTAGGATTCACTTTCTCAAGTAGCATTGGACCTCTGAAGAGAAATCAAAGAACCATATCTTTAACTTACTCAGAAACTCCTTGCATCTCTCAGATGGCGGCATCAAATACAGTTTCCGTTCAACCATATGAATTCGCTTCATACAATGGCAACTTATTCCTGACTCCAGAATCCGATTATTGGTACAGCTCTGCGCTCGTTCCTGAAATTATTGCCCCAGCCAATGATACTGTCAAGAGAGAACTTCCTGGCGATAATGGTGTTCAGACTCCCATAACGGGAACGACAAATCCAGTTGCCATAACTCCAAAGATAGAATTCCAAGTTCCTTGGACGCTGAGTGATCCGACGTTAAATATACCAGCAGACTTGACGGGATTTGGTATAATTAATCTGATAAACTGGACTGCTCTTAATCAAGAAACCAAGACTGAGATCTCCAGTTCTCAAACTCAGAACTCGCAGATTCCAGTGAATTCTGGAGGTTCGTTGAACCTTGCTCCAGGAGGTGGAGTGATCGGCACAATCAACGATCAAACCAGAACAACAGGAATAATAAGTCGTGGTAAGGGTGCAGGATTTAATTTAACGGATCCAGAATAAAATAATTATTGAAGAACAGAATATAGGAGCGCGTTTTAATGTCTAACCCATTGACACTTTCATCGGACAGCAGATCAGTAGATCAATCTGTTGCGCCGTACATCAGAGCCAGAG